CATTTCACCTTTCTGAACAGCACGAACTATCCCAAATAATCTTTGTTGTGACTTAGAGAGTGCTGGCATATTGCTAAAACCTTATACTATATTTAGACAAAAAAAGAGGGTCCGAAGACCCTCCAGATAATATGTGAACCGTGATCACATGAGGTTTTGAACCTTGACGCGACGATAGTAGCGGTTGGTGTTCTGGGTAAGAGCACCTGCGCCAACGGTTGTACCCTGAGCGAATGGGTTGGCAACCATGCCGTAACGAGTCTTGAAGCCGATCTTGGGCTGGAAGGTGTCCTGACCAACGGCACGAACCATCTGAAGAGGAACGTATGGGCAGTAGAAGAGACCAGCGTCATATGGGGAAGCACCCTTGTAACCAGCAACGTAGTACTGATCAGCGGCGTTGTTAGCACCATATGGATCGATGTAAACGCGATACTTACCAGCAAGAACACCAGCGAAGGTGTTACCAGTATCATCAACGTTCAGGTTGGCGTTAAGGGCAGGGGTGTAATCGAGTACACCAGCCATGGTCAGTGCGGAAGCAACGTCAGCAGAGCACATGATCATGTTACCCTTGCCTCTACGAGTGCGCTGGGCAATCGCGTTGGCGTCTCTTTCGATCTGGAAGATCAGACCCTTGAACTTCTCAACACTCCAGCGACCGTTGGAGTCAACGTCGAGGTCAAAAGCACCGGATGTTGCAACGTTGGTGGAAGCACCTTGCTCAGCAACACGATAGATGGTTCTGATGACTTCGCGGTTGATTTCCGCAAGGATTTCAGTGGAGAGAATGTTAGCCAGTTCGGCTTCAGCATTCAGACCGTGGATTGCCTTGAGGTCCTGGGCGAGTTCCAGGGAGTATTCTGCTTTCAGAGCACGGCTCTTAGCAGTAACGGTGACCTTCTCGATCGAGAATGCCATTTCGTTGAAGGTATCGGAAGTGCTGCTTCCAAGATCTTCAGCGTCGTCTGTACGCATACCCTGACCAACAGAGTATGTAGAACCGTTGATACCCGAGGTTGGGTTCAGAGCGGCAGGGTTAGAACCAGACTGACCAGTTGTACCCATACCAACGTTACCAGCGGTGAATCCGTTGGTGAGGTTGACAGAGTTGTTCTGACCAGCGAATGCGGTATCTGCTTCGTCGAACAGGGCTTCGGTTCCGTCCTGAGTCTTGTAGCGGGAACGCATCGCGAAGATCAGTCCAGTAGGACCAGTCATTGGTTGTACGCCAGCGAGGTCATAAGCGACCAGGTTAGGCATAGAGCGTCTGATCAGTGAGATCAGAACAGGGTCGAAACCAGCAACGGTTTGACCACCGGAGGAAGTGAAACCTCCGTTACCAACAGCGTTGGTTGGAGCTTCGGAGAGGAAAGCACTTTCCTCACGAAGAGCGATTTCTTGGTTTTCCAGGAGTTGAGCGGTAACTGCTCTACGATGATTGTCCTTGATGTTATCAAGACCTTCGTAGTCCAGAAGGGGTGCCCACTTCTCCTGCAGTACCTCGTTAGAAGGCATTTGCATTTGAATTGTACCTCGTTTTAAAAAGTTAGTTTGAACTATAATTTAAAAATCACTTTTTAGCGACCCGACCAAGAGTCTGCATGTAGGATTCCATAAGTGGAGAGACGGATACCGACTCTACAGCAGCGGTTCCTTCAGAGATAGTCTCAGTATGATCTCTTTGAGTGCTAGTTTCCTCTGGGAAGTAAGAACCTCTCAGGGTTACAAGCTTCTCACGATAGTTTGTCTCACTTTCAAACTCAACATTTTCAGCGAGAGAAGCGAACTTATCCTTTTGGGTCTCAGCGAGTCCCTCGGCAACTTCTGCGAAAATTACGTCAGAAGTGGATTCGGCTAATCTACGATTAAGAGCAACATTGCGATCAATCTGCTCGTTGAGTTTAGACTCCATTTCATCTAATTTATCTACCATGCTTTCAAGCACATCATATCTATCTTCAGGGATGGTTACATAATGTTCTTCAAAAAGGGTTTTCATACCCTCAAGGAAAGATTCAGTCATCTCGGTCTTGAGACCAGTTTCGACTTGAAGTGCATTCTCTTGAACCCACTCGTCGGCAACATACTCAAGATAACCGTCGATGCGATCTTCCAGTGCTTCTTTGATGTTTTGAACTTCTTCTATGAGTGCCTGCTCGTAAGCAGTCTCAAGATTTTCTCTGATCTCGGAAACTTTCGTCTTAATAGCAGCTTCGAAAATGGTGCGTGCTTTTTCTTGGAACTCTTCAGAGAGTTCTTCACCCTCAAGCAGAGCCTGAACATCGCCTTCGATGTCAATCTCTTCTTCTTGGATGATTTCTTCTTCGGTGGTTTCCTCTGCTTCAGCTACAACCTCTTCTTCAGCAGTCTCTTCTTCAGATACTACTTCTTCAGCGGTTTCTTCTTCAGCTTCAGCCACGACTTCTTGATCCTCATCTACTTCTACTTCTTCAGCAGGAGCAGCCTTGGCGTTTACTACATCCTTAACTTGCTTAAGGGTAGCGCCAGGAGTTGCGAGTCTGTTAGAGTCGTCGTCTGGTCTGGAGTTCTCAGGAGTTGGACCCCCAAGATCTTCGTAAGGAACACCACTAGCCTGCATTGGTTCAGCGGGAGCAGCTCCTTGAGTTACTGCGTTTTCCATTTCCTGTAAGTTGCTATCAGCGGACATTTGTATCGATTAATTTGGTATAATCTATATTTATTTATAAATCAAAGATTTGATAAGAAATCGTTAAATAACTGGATCTTATGTTCATCAAGGGTTTTTTGGTCAACAAGAGTATTAATTCTCTTCTGAGTCTTTTCTGCGAGTTGTTCACGAAGAATTCCACCTTCCCAAACCCACTCTTTTCCTTCCATAATTCCTGAGACAAAAGCATCAGGTGCAGAAGGATCGGCAACGATATCAGCAGCAGTCGCTAACATGAAATCTTCACCAACAACTTTATGACCTTCATTTGTCATACGTAGTGAACCTACACCACGAGAAGAAACGCCAAGCATTACTCCTTCACCAATCAAAGATTGTGCAATTTTACCCATAGGGGTATCAAGAAGTTGTGCTTTACCTCTAAAATTATTACCTTCTTGAGTCAGTGAAGTAATTTTGTGGGAAACACGATCAAGGTTTACGGTAGGACCATCAGGATGTCCCAGTTCACCTAGAGCACGACCTTTTTTAACGAAACTTTCGTTATAACGATTTACTTCATTAGAAAGGGTCCTAATAGGATACATTCTTCCGTTGCGATTTTTAATTTCGCCTTGGAGGAATACACCCTCAATACACATTCTTTTCTTAGCACCTTTACCTTCGGTGATAATTTGAATGTCCGAAATTTCTTCTGTGATGAGTTTCATTTTTTTATGCGGTAAATCCTACTTTTGAACCTAATACTCCAGCATTTGCAGCAAATACACACTGAGTAGGGTTTTTTTCTAGATATTCAACTGAACCTGTTGGTAATGTAAAAGAACCAACAACATCACCACTTCGAGTTTCAACAACAGTGACAAGATGATTACCACTATGTGTATTAACTAGGCGAACGACAGTCGCTTGAGAAAAACTAGTTGCAGTCCCAGTTGTTGTTGGGCAGGCTGCCTCCGCACCTTTACATAAAGTTCTTGCCATTATTCTTGATCCTCTTGTGGGTCTTGAGTTACTTCATCTTCAACTTCAACTTCATCCTCTGTAGGTTCGTCAAACATCGAAGTTGCTACATATGGTTTTGCAGCGTCAATTCTTTCAGCAGCTTTGGCATACAGAGAATTTTTAATTGCATCAGTTACATCTGACGCAGAAGAATCCTGTGCGATCAAATCGATAATACTATTTTCCATTAAAAAGTGATGTATATTTTCTATTTATAACTCTGCAGCTTCCCCGTCTGCTTCAGTTGCGTTACCTTGAGACTCCAAATCTGGTTCTGTTGGAGTTGCACCAGCACTCATAGGATCTGCAATCGGTTGTCCTGTGACGGGATCAACTGCTGCTGGATTTGCAATAATACCTTTTGCAATCTCATCTTCAATCTGAGCATCAATCTCAATAATTTCTTGATCCGTTTGACGGAGAACTTTTTTTCTTACATATTCAGTAGAATAGAACTTACCAATATAAGGTTCAATAGTTGCGAGATTAGTCAGTCTACTTTGAATCATCTCAGATTCTTTAAGTTCGGCAAACTGATTATCATAGAGGAAATCATATTGAATATGATCACCCATCTCTTCCCAATCCTGAAGTGTAATTACATTTTTCAGAATTAGTTGAGTTTTAAGCATGTCGTTGAAAAGTACAGAGAAACGCTTTCTCAGACGACCAACAAACTTAGCAAACTTCAGTTCATCACGCAGAATTTCAGAAGAACGACCAAGGTTGAAACCACCATCTGCAGCAATTCTGGATTCTGGAACACCAAGTGCTCTATAGAGTTTCTTCTGGAAGTATTCAATATCAGAGAGTTCTCCGAGATTTTGACCACCAGGTAGAGTGGTAATCTCAGTTCCACGACCACCTTCTCTACGAGGCAACCAGAAGTCCTCCATCATGGACATAAACTTGCGGTCATCACGGATTTCTCCGGTGCCAGCATCATAAACAAGTTTATTTCTATAGCGAGACATAACCTCTTTGAGGTATTGCTCTGCTTTTACTTTTGGAAGATTACCAACGTCAATATAAAAAATACGACGCTCTGGTGCTCTAGACAATCTGTAGATAACCAAAGAATCCTCAATCATTCTAAGTTGATTGAGTGCCTTAATTGCTTTATGAAGATATGAAAGAACGGTTCCCTTGTTTCTATCTACAAGACCAGAACTACAATATGAGATTGAATCTTTTGCAATCTTTACAGAATCTCTCTTTCCACCTGCACCAGATAGAGTTCCACTTGGATAATTTTTCTTTGGAGTATACAGAAAATATTCTTCGATTTCTGGTTCAACAACAGGTGCCTCTTTACCTCTTTGAGTTACTGATGTATTTTGAACAGCAAGACCTCTCTTGTCCATCTTCTTTTCTTGACGGACATACTTGATCTTCATAGGATCAATATATCTCAGATCTTGAATACCTGCTCCAGGATTCTTAAGATCAATTACTTTTAAGTAGTAAACTCTACCATCAACATACCAATTCCTAAAAATTTCGTGAGACTTCTTATCAAAGTCTAACAACTCTTTAATATATTTAAACTCTGCTCTGATAATCTGCTTTAATCTTTCTGTGCAGTTTAAGTTGGAGAGTTCGATTTCTACTGGAGAATCATATAAGTCACTAACTATTGCTTCATTTACAACATCTTCAATAGCACCATCCGCTTCAGGATGAAGTGCCATTTCACGATACCTTTTAATTAGGTCATGTTCAGTTCTATAGACACCTTCAATATCAAGGTAAGAACCATAAAATCCACTACTAATATAATTATCAACCCCGTCCTCATTATTTTGAGGAACGGGGGAGATAACTGTAGGTGATTTTTTAATTACATCATCAAGTGAAAAACCAAAAAGGCGGGCCATCTTATAAAACTGTTGACTTATTATTGACTATTTAGTTGATGTTTTCCCCGCCAGAATTTGCACCACTACCTCTAACTGCTTCCCACCAGGTGACTTGAAGTTCAACCTGGAATTCTTGGATGTTTTGACCTTGGTCATATCCAAGTTCAATAGCAGTTACCTGAGTTGGGAACACATCATAGAAGTGATACTTTCTCAGGGTATCGCCATTTCTATCAAGTTGATAGACATAGGCATCAGCGTGATAATCTGCTGGATTAGTTGTTCCAGTGTTATCAGATACACGGTTGATAGTATTCATCCACTTTTCAAAAGCAGAACGAATAGCAAAGTCTGTATCGTTGATAACTGTGATTGTCCAGGTGTCAAAAGTACGATCACCTGCAATCTTGAGCATTCTTCCTCTAAATGGAACCTCAATTGGGGCAACATTCGAGGCAGGCAGGTTTGCTGCCTTTGTCAAGAATCTTGCTTTATTAAGGATATCATTTAGTCCTTCAACCGATACGGCATCAGGGAAAGAAAGTTCACATTCAAATAGATTTGAACGTGCACCGCCACCAGATAACTTGCTCTTGAAGTCAGTAATCTTTCTTAGTGGGGGTGGGTTGAGTTGGTTTCTAGTTGCCATTTGAGTTAACCTCTAAGTGATTAATAATATGAAACTTATTAGACGTTACCGACGACTTCGCTGAACGAAACGCCAGTTCTAGTAGCGACAAAGGTAAGACCGATGAAGTTAATAGATCTGTTAGGTTTGATGAAAATGTCAGCGACAAACTCATTATTGTCAATGACTGCGGCGGTGTTATTTGTTTCATCACAAACAACAACATAATCAAAAATACCTCTCTTAGACTGAACGTCGCGAAGGAATGGTTCAACAATATTTACAAAGTTAGTTCTTGTAATTTCATCGTTGAATTCAAACAGTTGATCTCTTGCAGCAGCAGAGATAGCATCTTCAAGGAAGATGAACAAGCGTCGGACGTTGATTCTGTCAAAGGCAGATGCTTTTGCCATGGCAGTTTTGTCTCCGAAGAGAACAATTCCTTCACCTGGTGAGAAGATAACAGGGTTAATTCTGTTAGAGTACAGTGTATCTCTTTGTACTTTACTTGGGTTGTATGGCAGTTT